TGCCCCATATCTACCTCCATACATTAATAATCTATCCAATGCATTATCTGAATCGTAATTAACATTCGCGTCAGTTGCGCTACCTGTTAATTTTGTAATATCAAAATCTTTAAATCTATCTGTTGCAACAGGTGTACCAGTTAATAAGCTTCCGTCTGCATCAAATAAATAATTATAATCATCATCCTGCAATATAGATTCAGAAGGATGCGATGTATATCTAGCTGGATAAATTATATTTTCAACACCAGCATCATCAACAAAAGATAATCTTACATAATGAACGTAATCTTGCGGCATTGGTATTGATAAATTTAAACCAACCTGTACTTCTTGTATTTTTTCAATTCTTGAAACATCGTAACTAAATTCTTGTATACCTCTTTTAGCGTGAAATAATACATCATTTCTTTTCGTTCTGTTTATTAATTTACCGTCACCCACGTAAGCAAACATGTAGTTATTAACTAAATCTGTTAAAGATACATATCTATATCCGCCAAATCTTTCTGCTTTTTTAGCTTCTTTAACTAATATTTTTAAATTTTCTTTTGGAGCACCGTCAGATTCTAAAACATCCGTATTATTTGTGTTTCCAGAAAATGTTAATGTTGGTGAAGAATAACTATAGTTAGATGAATTTATTTCTTTACCACCTACAAATACTTGTATATCTGCTTCCGCTGAAGGTAAAGTAGGGAAATAAACAGTGGTTAACGTAAAAGCTAAAGTACTTCCGTTACCTGTGAAATCTTGCGACTGACTATAATAAGACTGTTGTGTTACGTTTATAAATCCCATTTATTATGAATTTTCAAGTTGTATTGTTTTGTTTTCTTCTGCGCTAGCTGCTTGTATAACTGCAGGGTCCGCTATAACTAATCCAGCATATTTTAATATACCTATTATTAGTTGAACTCTATCTGACTCATGCAGTGTAAAATCTGTAGAGCCTGAAGAGCTATACGTCATTGCCCCATTGCTATCTGTTGTTTTATTCCATACCGGATCATCAGGTGTTTTTATATATTCTACAGTTAAATCACCTGTTAATGTTGGATTTGTAATAAACTCTGTATCTGTTTGATAATAAACAGGGAATGATGATGTTGGTTTTCCAATAGGGGAGGATAATAAATAAGATAAATCTTTCTTATTTACTTTTTCTATTTGTACTAATTTATCAGTTGTACTTATGTTAATCATTTTATATACATCACTTGGTATAGTGATTTTACCAGCAACTAAAGTTATATCACTAGTTTTATAAAATGGATCTATTTTTTGTTGAATTTTTTCAGGTATATCACCATAATCTTCAACCGCTCTACCTGCATTATGTCTAACAACTGATTTATTGTAATCATAAAAATTTTGGTCTAATATATCAAGCTGCACCTGAGCACCAATTCTTTTAAATTCGTCAGGCGTAAGAAATCCTCTAGATTCTTTATTTAATATTGATAATACCGTTTGATATACTGTATTTACGTTAATTGCCATAATTTTTATTTATATAATGATTAAGCCGCCGAAGCGGCATAACCACTATAACGACTATTTAAGTTTCTTTTCTACTGTTTGATAAACTTCAATTCCTTCATCAGTTTTAAACCATGCAGCTAATGCTGAATATGGATTTTCATCAAATGGAACTGTTATAAGTTTTCTATCTGTTGAAGCCCAAGTAAATGTTCTTTGATCGCTTGAAAGATTAATAATATTATTTTCTACAGCTTTTATACCTAAGTTTCTAATATTTATGTTTTCATCATTTGCTAATTCTAAGAATAGTTTTGGATTGTTTCTAGCAAATAATAATAAATCTCTTTTAAGCTCCTTAGAGGTCATCTTAGACACCTCGTTTCCGATCTCAGACCTCAAAATTGCTTCAGCATGATCTACATCTATTTTTTGAGCAGTATTCATAGCTTCAATTTCTAATTCTAATATACTTAAATCAGATTCAGCTATTTCAACAGGATTGTGTTCTGCAAATCTTTTTCCGTTATCAGGATGATAAGCAAGAAAAGTTTGCAATGTTTGTTTTTCTTTTGGGACATAAAGTTTACCATCTTTAAAAGATATATGGCTCATTCTTTGTGGTCCTTTCATTTCGTCAACAAATATTGTTTTTTGATTTTCACAATATTTAATTTCTCTTTCATATCCTTTTTCAGGATCAAACCATAATAAACCTTTGCTTTTTAATATGAAAACAATAGGTGTTTCATTTATGGTTAATTCGTATAATTTATCTTGTATTTGTGGTTTTGCAACCGTTTTTGTTTTTGCCATGATATAATAAAATAAAAATGTTAATAAAAGGCTGGGTGCCGAAGCACCCGAACCTTTAATAAATATTAAGAGTCAAATCTAACAAAGTTGTTAGCAGCTTGTACTACTAAACATCTTTCTGATAGATAGTGTACCTCCATCTTGTCAGTACCAGTTGTAGATGCACCACCTAGTGAACCAGTAATCCAAGTTTTAAGTTTTCTATCATCAGCTTCAGACGCTCTATATCTTACGTGTAAGAAAGGTCTCTTAACGTTCTTACCAAGATTTTGGTCATATACTGAAGATGTACCTGCTGGCACTAATACTCCTTCTAATCCACCAACTAATCCTCTAGTTGACTTATTGTTTAAGTATTTCCAGTCAGTTTTATAGAAGTCATAAGAACCTCTTCTGAATCCAGAGAAACCTAAATTTAACGCCATATCTTGAGAGTTGTTGAATACACCGAAAGATGTACCACCACTGTAATTAGCATTTACAGCTCCCAACATATCATCAATACCTAAGTTAGCGCCTCTGTCTAAGAATAACATGTTTTCTTCGATAGCACCTTGCTCGTCTAGGTTAGTTAATAATGTGTCGAAACTTGCTAATACTGGGTCTGCAGCATCATCAAAGAAACCTGTACCTACGATACCTCTATCACCAATCGCTGCTAATAAACCTTCAGATCCAGCAGGAGCGTTAGTTACGGAAGAAAATACGTTAGATCCAGTTGCTTTTTGAGCTTCAACCATAGCCATTTCTAAGTAATCTTCAAATCTCTTAGAGTTATCTCCTTGAGCTTTTAGATACCATAAATAACCATTCTGTCCAGCTTCACCAGATACTTCAATCCAACCGATTTGACCAGCGTCAGATCCATTAATTTCATAATGATCTTTAAGAATAAGTGGTCTGTTAGTTAAAGATAAGAAGTTTGGTTCAATTGAATCACCCATTGAATCAGTTCCTTTTTTGAATTCAGAACCGTAAACGAAGAACTTAATTACCTGATTGTCTGTAGCTGCGATACCAGAAATATCATCTACGTGCTCAGCGTTGTAAGGTCTAATTGTTAATTGAGAAGTTGAAGTCTCAGCACCTGCTGTTACAAGAGCTTTAAATACAACACTGTTAACAACTGCTACAACTGTAGCACCTTTTCTTACCGCGTGAGCTTCTGTAGAACCTGAATCAATTCCAGTAATTGTATCTACAACACCTGTCGCAGGGTTAATTTGTCCGTTATATGCTAAGTGTAATCTACCTTGCTCAGACCAAATAACTTGATCAGAAGCCATAGGCATTTCAGCACCTAACATTTGAATGAATCCAGAAATAGATCTGTCTCCATACTTTTCTACTTCAGCTTCATAAAGCTCAGGTAGATATTGTTGTGCCCAACCATTGTTTCTAATATCTAAATAAGACCCAATAGTTGTCATCTTTTGAGCGCTAGGAGTGACTAATCCGCCAGTCCCAACTGCAAAACTTGTTGCTGCCATTTTAAATAATTTTTAAAGTTTAATAATTTTTAAGTTTGATTTTTAGCTTAGAATTATTATCACCTGAGATAGCTCTCACTTTCATTCCTCCAGTTTCAACATAACCGTCAGCAGTTTTCCTAGGATTCATGTTAATGTTCTTAGCTTCTGCGGACATTTGCTTTATAGCATCTGCTTTACCTTGCTCGTAAAAATGATTTGCTATTGCATCAGGATTTGAAGCAGCAAATAAAGATTTATGAAAATCACCAGCGTTATTAAGAAGTTGATTCTCGTTAACATACTTATCAAAAACATTTGATAAATTCTGTGATTTAACTTTATTTACATCTTTAACATTGAAACGATACTTTTTGTCTCCAACTTTAAAATTAAAACCTTTAAAATCATTGTTGAAAATTTTATTTGTTTCTTGTTCAAAATGCGCTGTTTGCTTCTGCAATAATTGTTCAGCTTGTTTTTGCTCAGTATTGTAGCGATTAAAAAATTCTACTGCTTTTTGTTGCTCAGGAGCTAACTTAGAACCCAACTTGACTTCTTTGTAATATTGATCCTTAAGACCTGTCAAAAAGTTTTTAGCATTTGCAACCGCTTCTTTATGAGCTAATTTTTTTCTTTTTATTGTTCTTTCCTCATCTATTTCAGCATCAAATGAAAATTCATCTTCCATAAGGAATTGTATTTCATCGTAGCTTAAATGAGGTTTTGTTTGTTTATAATATTCTGTTAACAATGTATTATCATCAACATTTGAATAATCTGCATTTAACCTTGCATAATCTTCTATAGTACCACCTGTTTCATTCATGAATTTAACTAAATCCATAATATTTTCAGGATAATCTATTGTTTCTTTTGCTTCAGCTTGCGGTTCTTCAACCGATTCAACTTTGCTTTCTTCTTGCTCTGTAGCCGCTGGAGCCTCTTCATTACTGGTTTCATCATCTGTTACTTCTTCTAATACTGGTGTTTCTACTTCTTCTTCTTCTTGTCGTACTTCTTGCAATTCCACTTCGGTTTCTTGCCCAGCTTCTTCATTCTCGCTGCTTCCGCGTAACACGCCATCTTCTGTTTTTTGTTCTTGAACGGCATCTGTTTCTGTTTTAGTTTTGGTTAAATTAACTTTGTACATATCAGACTCTGCATCATAATTAGAATCTTTTTGTACAGCTTTTTCTTTTTCTTGGATAGACGGTTCTTCTCCATCTAACACTTGTGCTTTAATTTCTGCCATAATAAAATATTATATAATTGTTTTTATTTTTATCTTGGTTCAAATTGCTCTAAACCAAATCCACCTAAGCTATCAAATCCAGCAGATTCAAAGTTTTTTGGTGGTGTACCAGATTTTCTCTGGTCTATAAGTTCACTTTGTTGTGAAGCCTGTATTTTTGTTCTTTCGTCTTTACGATCTTCTTTATACTTCTCTTTATTTTTAATCACATCTGCTTCAGCGGTTTTAAGCTGCATATTTAATTGAAACTCAAATTCCATTAATTCTTTCTTAATTGCTGCTTCTCTTTCTAATTTTTGAATATCAAATTGAGATTGTGCTTGTGCTATTTGTACTTTACTTTCAGCGATGCCTTGTTGTTTTTGAATATCTGCTGCTGCAGCTGCTTGTGCTGCCTGCGCATTTGATTGAGACTGTGCTTGAATATTTTCTAATTGCATTTGTCTATCTCTTTCAAATTTTTGTTTTCTTCTTAATTTTAATAGCTGATTGGCTAATTTAAGATTTTTAATTTCTCTTACATCAATAGCGTCATCTAATTCAATTTGTTTTTGATTTATAGCCATTTGAATATTATTTTCTAACAACTGCTTTTCTTCTTCATCTGGCGCTAATTCTAAAAATATCCCAAAATCATGAATATGTAGTTCTGAAATTTCAGCTAATGTTGCCATATCAAATTTACCTAATGATTGAATAAAAGATTCACTAGTATTTGAATATTCTAATACATCAGCAATTCTTAGTGATATTGCTTCTGCAGTTTTTAAAGTTAGGTATAAACCACCTTGTAATATATGTCTTGTGGCTGTATTACTATTAGCTGCTGCTAATTTTTGTAAACCAACTAATGCATTTTTATCAGGAGTACTTCCGTCTCTTGCTTCATTTAATCCTGTAACATCTCTCATCATTTGTAAATAATAATTGTAAG